CCGATCTCCCGGTGCCGGCCGATCCGGCCCTCAGGGTATCGGGTTCCCACATTCATCCGCACATGTGCGGATGAATGTGGGAGGTGTTCGGATAAAGTTGATAATCAAGGGAAATCCCTGTTTAAGTAGCGTGGTCGTGCTCCGCTGCTTCCTTGGAGGCATATCCTGTATACTGTCTTTTTGCGTCCCCATCGTCTAGCGGCCTAGGACGCCACCCTTTCAAGGTGGATATCGCGGGTTCGAATCCCGCTGGGGGCACCATTCCAATTTTCCTCGAACCCGCTGGATGTCAAGTCTGGCGGGTTCGTTGCTTTCCGTGTCGTAGTTCAGTGTCACGAGCACGTCTTCGTCGGATACGCTCACCTGCCATACGAACGCCTTCAATAGCGTTGCGTCATCGAGCTTCGCGCCGCACTGCAGGAAGTCCGCGAAGCGCTCCGGGTCTATCTTCTGCTCCTGGATGGCCTGTAGGTCGTAGTTGGCGCGAGCCTTCTGCTGCTCAAGCTCGGCTATGCGCTCCTTCACGCCCGGCGCTATGATTCCCTGCTCGATGGCGTTCAGGATGTTCTTCAGCCCGCGCTCCGCAGCTGAAAGGGATTCCGCCGCCTGTTTTCGCCTTGTGGCAATCTCCGCCCCGTCTGCCCTGTCGGCGACCATGCGGGCTATCCTCAGGGCCTCCTCGCGGTCGGAAAGCAGCTCGCGTAGGGCACCGACGATAGCGCCCTCAAGCTCCTCTCGGCGGACGTTTCTCATGCAGCCGTCAACGCAGCTGTAGTACTCGTATTTGACGTTGTGCCGCCCGCGCCCGCTCACGCCCTGCAGGTTTCGCCCGCAGCCGGCGCATATGGCCTTACCCGCCAAGGCGAAATCGCCCCAGTCCTCCGAAGAGCGCTTCTTGGTTCCCTGCACCTGCTGAGCGTCCATGAAAGTCACCTCGTCTATGATCGCTGGCATTCCGCCCTCCTTGACTATGCCGCCCCACTCGTAGCGCCCCGTGTAGCGCCTGTTGTGGAGCATCTGGTAAACCATCGAGTAGCCGCACGGGTTGCCGTTGGAGGTCTTCACGCCTCGCTGGGCGAAGTCCCGAGCTATCGAGTTCACGGTCTCGCGGTTGATGCGCCGCTTGAAGGCCTCGCGCACGAACGCGGCGTCATGCTCGTCTATCTCGTACTCGTCGTCCTCCGACTTGCGGTAGCCGAACACGCGCACGCCGTTGGTCTTGCAACGGAGCGCGTTGCCCTCCATTCCGCGCTTGGTGCGTATGGCGGTCTTCTTCGACTCGCAGGCGGCAAGGCCTTCCAGCAGCTTCTCGTAGATGATGCCCTCGGGCGAGTCGGGTATGGCCTCAAGCGCCGACACGAGCTTCACGCCCTTCTTGGCAAGCTCGCGCTTGTATATGGGCGCGTCGTACTCCCCACGGGAGAAGCGATCCATCATGTACACAAGCACTATGTCGGATTCGCCCGCGTTGGCTATCATGCGCTGGAACTCGGGGCGGTCGTCGGTGCGGCCCGATATGGCGTAGTCGCAGTACTCGGCGGCGATGGCATAGCCCTCGCGTTTGCACCAGTCGCGGCACACGCGCAGCTGGTCGTCGATGGAGGCCTCGCGCTGCTTGTTGCACGAAAAGCGGGCGTATATCACCGCAGTTTTAGCTGTTGGCATTGAACGGAACCTCCTCGCCACTTCTCTCGCACTCGTCAAGCCAAGAGAACACAGCTTCTGGATCTGGAATCATGGCAACAATCTCAGGTATCCCCTGCGCGTACCATCCAACGTTTTTGCACCTGATCTTGACCCGGTATCCCATACGGATCATTTTTCGAATGCTCTTGCTCATTGGGCTAAAAGAGCCAAATGGCTTGCCTTTATACATAAGCGCGTTGTTTCCGTGTTCGGCAGTATTCCATTCTGTCCCCGTCAACTCGCTTACAAGGGTGACAGGCTTCCTGGCGACCTCAGCATCGAATGTCTGCCCGACCCTTATTCCCTTCAATGGCCCACCGTAGTAGGTGTAGACATCGCGTTCGTGTGAGCCGGATAGAACGATTTCCTTTGTTGGGAACATCTCGGAAACCTTCTCGTGCGCAGTGTTTGAAACTTGATTTATAGCGACCTTCGCAGCGGCTTTAGCCATATCACCAAGAAGTCCCATGCCTATTCCTCCTCGTATGTCATCCTAGCCATCTCTTCAAGGGACACGCCAAGAGCGTCCGCTATCGCCTTAGCTTTACCAAGTGTTGGCTCTTTTGCCCTTCCGCTCAAAAGAGCAGAAATGGTCGATCTAGGGGAACCAATAGCGCGAGCAAGCTCAGCTGGAGTCATTCCCTGTTCATCTAAGTAATGTGCGAGAACAAACCGGTACTCCATGGCCTCCCCTTACAGTCCAAATATTTACACGTACAAAGTATTGCACGGTGTAAAACTTTGTACAATACTGTAGGAGTACAAAGTTTTGTACGGGAGAAAGGAGAAGCATGAACCTGTCGGAGAAGGTCAACGAGTACGCCGAAACGAATGGCGTTACACGTGACGCGCTGGCAGACAGTCTCGGTATGAGCCGATCTTCGTTCTTTAACAAAGTTCGAGGTTCGTACGAGTTCAGTCTGTCTGAAGCCTACGCGCTATCTCGCATCCTCGGCGTTTCGTTGGACGAGCTGCATGAGCTGGCAGTGGCCTAATGAGCGACGAGAAGCAACAGGAGCAGCGTCAGAAGACGGCCCGCGAAGTTGCCTTTGATGGCATGTGCTCGACGATCCGTCAGGCATACCGCGAATGGGAACGCCAGCAGAAGGGAGAAGCGAAGGCGTGAAGCAGTGGTCTACACGTGAGCTCAGATACCTCGAAGAGCACGCCGGAGACGGCGCCAAGCAGGTAGCAAAAGACCTCGGGCGCTCCATCGACTCGGTGAAGCACATGGCGCGGAAGTGCGGACTCTCACTCCGCAAGCGCCGCCAATGCTCACACTGCGGCCAATGGACGTTCCGCCCGCTGAACAGGATCAGCGGCTGGTGCATCGAGTGCACGAAGGAGCTTCACATGGCAGACCTCGCCGAACAGGCCAACGCGATGAAGGAGGAGGCGATCAGGGAGAAGAGGAACGACCGCGAGAGACAGCGCTACTACAGCCAGAAGAGCAGGGCGAAAAAGGCGGCAAAAAAGAGGCCCTAAAAAGCGCCCTAGCAATGACCTGCGACAACACCGAAAGGAGAACGGATATGCAGAGCAAAAAGAAAGCGAGCGCCCCCAGCTTCCACACATCGGGCACCCGCCAAAACGCGGTCTCTTACGAGACTGCATCCATCATACCATTCGAGGGCAAGCGCCCGACGGCGCAGGAGCAGCTTGAGCGCTCCCAGTTCAGGGCGGGCGTCATGGTCGGCTTCCTCGCGGCCCTCATGATCTTCCTCGCCGTGCTCTGGCTCTGGGTTATCCCCACGATGGACCAGGCCGTGGCCGACGCCCAGCGTGCGGCGGGAACCATGGCGGTGCTCAATGCGTAACGACGAGAGATACCGCCCCAAGCCGCAGAGCAACCAGCTTGAGATCTTCGGCCTGGGCATGGCGGGCGAGCAGGACGTGGCCGAGGCCAAGAAGTGGATCGAGGCCAATCCCGAGGCGTGGCGGTTCATGCTCGACAACGCCCGCCGCCTCAAGGAGAAGGGCTACGTGTCGATCAACTACCTGGTGAACATGGTGCGCAACGAGCTGCACGTTGGCTGCAAGAACGGCATAGCCCCAGCCCTTGCCCGAATCATGGAGGCGCGGTACCCAGAGCTGCGCGGAGCCTTCAACAAGCACCGCAGCCAGAGCGATGGGTTCAGCGAATGAGCTGGCAGCGCACCCTTGCGGCCACGGCGCACATCACCATGCACCCAGCCCAGCTTGTGGGCAAGCAGCGCCCCATGACCGACTACCGCAACCACCGAACCTACACGCCGACCAAGACGCTCAAGGCCGAGAAGGCCATCAAGGACGCGTTCCGCGCGGCATACGGCGAGACCTTCGCCAACCACGACGGCCCGGTTGTGATGCGGATCTCCACCACCAGGCCGCTCGCGAAGAGCAACCCCAAGTACTGGGAGGGCCGCGCCGACCTCGGCAAGCCCGACTGGGACAACCTCGGCAAGCTCGCCTGCGACGCGCTCAACGGGATCGCCTTCAAGGACGACTCGCAGGTCGACATGGGAGCCGTCACCAAACGCCCGAGGTCGCCATACGGCACCAAACCACGCATAGACATCCACATCGAGTACTTCGTCGAGGAGTACGTGAAGGAGAAGAAATGAACGCCAAATACTTCGAAGAGAACGGCTTTGAGGACGTCCACGGGAGCCAGTTCCACAAGGCAGTGCTCGACCACGCCGCCTGCATCGCGAACAACCTCATGTTCGACGCCACGCATCCTGACGACAACGACGGCGAGACGGAGGCAAACGCCTACCACGTGATGATCGCGCTTTGCGAGGCCGGGCTTTCCCGAATCGACGAGAAGTGCGTCGCCAAGAGCCGCGAGTTCCTTGCCGCCGTTCTCGGCATCAAATAGGAGGTAACGACATGATCAACGAAGCGACCATCCAGGCGCAGTTCAAGCAGGCCACCGTGAATGGCAGCGTCGCCACACTGCAATTCAAGATCTTGACCGACAACGCCGACGCCTTCCGCATCATCAAGCAGAGCGGCAAGACGGTTTTGCTCACCGTGGCCGAGCAGCAGCAGGCCATGGACTTCGACGACGAGACGGGCGAGATCTATGGCTAAGGAAACCGAACCGCAGCAGGTCGAGGCCGAGGTCATCGAGGCTGAGGCCACCACGCTTGAGGTCACGTACACCGAGGCCACCATCGCTTCGAACATGGACGCGCTGGAGGCCCACGTGAAGAAGGTCGTCGCCGAATACGACGGCGCCACCTACGACCTCACGAGCGCCCAGGCCGTCAAGGATGCCAAGCACGACCGCAGCTACCTCAACGGCATCAAGAAGGAGATCGACGAGCGCCGCAAGGCCGTGAAGCGCGAGTACAGCAAGCCGCTCGACGCATTCGAGAGGCGCTGCAAGCAGATCACGGCCATCATCGACGAATCAACCGACGCCATCAAGGCGCAGCTCGACCAGGCCGAGGAAGAGCGCAAGGCCCGCGCCTACGCCAAGCTGCAGGAGCACTACGAGGAGTTCGCCGGGCTTCTGGCCCCCGTCGTGCCCTATGAGCGCTTCCACGAGCCGCAGTGGCTCAACAAGACCTTCGGCGAGATCAAGGCTTGCGAGGCGCTTGAGGCGAAGGTCTCCAAGCTGGCGGGCGACTGGGAAACGCTCAAGTCGCAGTTCGAGGGCGAGCCTTTCTATGCCGAGGCCGAGCGCGAGCTGTTCGCGACCCTCGACCTGGGCGCAGCGCTCACAGCGGCCCGCAAGGCGGCAGAAGAGGCCGCGCGCATTGCCGAGCTGAAAGCCGCCATGGAACCTGAACCAGAGCCGGAGGCCGCGCCCGAACCCGCCGGCAACTGGTATCCGGGCGGAAGCCCCATGCAGGAGATCGGCGACGAGCCTATCGGCCCCGCGCCCATTGCCGCACCGGCGCCCGCGCCCGCACCAGTTGCCTCGCCGGCGCCCGTGTCGAGTGGTCCTGCAACCCCCTGCGTGATGCTCATCGACTCCGCCACGACCGACCAGATGCAGGCCATCGGACGCTTCTGCGGGAGCATCGGCGTGAGCGGCGTGTTCAAGCGCGGCACCCTGCAGCAGGTCTACGAGCGCACGATCCGTTAGGAGCATCGAATGGCAGACGACAAGCACATGACAATCGACCAGGCGGTGGCGCAGGTTCAGCGCTCCGTGGTCGTGCCGAAGGCGCGGTACAACGCGCACGGCAACTACTACTACCGCTCGATGGAGGACATCGTTGCCGCGCTCAAGGAGCCTTGCCGTGACGCGGGCGTGTTCTTCACCCTCAACGACTCCATCGAGCAGGTGGGCGACCGCTTCTACGTGAAGGCCACCTGCCTCGTGAAGTTCGAGGACGGCACGCCCGGCGAGATCGTCATTTGCGCCTACGCCCGCGAGCCGCTCGCCCAGAAAGGCATGAGCGAGACGCAGCTCACCGGCTCGGCGTCGAGCTACGCGCGCAAGTACGCGCTCTGCGGCATGTTCGACATCGACGGCACGAGCGATCCGGACTCCCTGAACGGCGTGGAAAAGCCCGAGAAGGAGCCGCCCGTGCAGGGGCCGTTCGACGCCAAGTGCAAGGCCTGCGGCACCGCCTACCGCTTCAACAGCCGTGAGCAGTACGAGCAGTTCATCCAGAACCCCGGTTGCTGCGCGACCCCGACGTGGACGGTCTTGTAGGCCATGCAAGACCTGTACGGAGAGCGCGAGCAGCTTTTCGACCAGCTCATGCAGGAGCTTGAGGCCCTGCGCAGGACTGGCCAGCAGTACGCCGAGAACGAGGCCGAGTACCGCAAGGCGCTGCGCATAGCCATCTTGGAGGAGCGTTCCAAGGGCACGCCGGTCACCGTGATAAGCGACCTGTGCCGGGGACGCCCCGACATAGCCGAGAAGAAGCAGCTGCGCGACTGCGCCGAAGCGCTCTACAAGGCCTCAAGCGAGGCAATCATGGCAATCAAGTTGAGGATCAAGACCGTTGACGCCGACATCCAGAGGACGTGGACGAGCGGCGGCACCGGAGAAGGGAGCTTTTTGTGAGCATCAACCGAGTGAACATTACGGGCAACCTGACGCGAGACCCCGAGCTTCGCAGCACGGCGGGCGGCATGGCGGTTCTCGGTTTCGGCGTTGCGGTCAACGATCGCCGAAAGAACCAGCAGACGGGCCAGTGGGAGGATTACCCGAACTTCGTCGACTGCACGATGTTCGGCAACCGCGCCGAGGCCCTGAGCCGCATCCTGCGCAAGGGCATGAAGGTGGCCATCGAGGGCAAGCTGCGCTACAGCTCGTGGGAGGACAAGAACGGCGGCGGCAGGCGCTCGAAGCTCGAAGTCATCCCCGACGAGGTGGAGCTTCTGAGCCAGAACCCCAACGCCCAGCAGGGCCAGCCGCAGCAGTACGCGCCGCAGGGCTACCAACCGCAGGCCTACGCGCCCCAGCAGGCACCGCAGCAGGCGTACCAGCCGCAGCAAGCGCCGCAGCATCAGGCACCCCAGTGGGACGCTCAGCAGGCCTACCAGAACCCGCCTGCCGCCCCGCAGCCGCGCCAGCAAGCACCAGCGCCCGCGCCGCAGTACGCGCCCCAGCAGACACCGCAGGCCCCGCAGCAAGCGCCCCAGCAGCCCGTGCAGCAGTCGATGGACGTGTACGACGACGACATTCCCTTTTAGGGGTGACGGCGGCGTGCAAGTCCTGGACTCGCTCATCGACGGGCCGCTTAGGCTTCGCAACCGCAGGGAGGGCGACGAGCTTATAGGCATGATCGTCCGGTACCTGCGCACGGGCGAGGAACCCGAGCCGCGCACCGACACCCAGGAAGCGGTGCTAACGGCCATACGGCCCGTCATGGAAACCTCCCGCTCGCGCATCGTGGCGGGAGGCAACGGCGGCAAATCGTCAAGCAACGACGCAAGCAAAGCCGAAAGCAAACGGCCAAGCAAAACGGGAAGCAAACCGCAAAGCAAAAGCGGAAGCAAAACGTCAAGCGAGCTGGCAAGCAAAGCCGAAAGCAAACGGCCAAGCGAAGAGGAAGAGGAAGTAGGAAGAGGAATTAAGGAAGAGGAAAAAGCGAGTGCGGCGCGTTTCCGCGCCCCCTCTCCCGAAGAGGTAGCCAAGTACGCAGCCGCCTATGCGGCGTCCAAGGGCATCGACCTCGCCTCGACCGACTTCGACCCAGAGCGGTTCGTCGACTTCTACGCCCAGAAGGGCTGGATGGTCGGCAAATCGCGAATGAAGGATTGGAAGGCCTCCGTGCGCAACTGGGTGCGTACCTCGAAGCCGATACGCGAGACGAAGCAGGAGGTGAGCGAAGGTGACGACTTTTCCCAGTACGACTGAGTGCCCGCATTGCGGGGCTATGCTCAACGCGCGGTACGCCCAGCTGGGCCTCAAGCGCCTGTTCTGCGGCTACGAGTCGTGCGACTGCGAAGGGGCCGTCGCCGAGCGCGCTGCCATAGCGGCGCAAGAGCAGGCTGAGGCCGAGAAGGCCGTCGCCGAGAAGCGCAGGCGCTCGCTTGTGCGCTGCGGCGTGCCCGAGCGCTACCTGGGGCTTGACCACCCCATGGCCGACGAGCTTGCGCTTGCCATGGAGGGCGGCCAATGGCTCTACCTGTGGGGCGACGTCGGCACCCGCAAGACGACCTGCGCCGCAGCCGTGGCCATGCGCTTGCACGACCGGGGCAAGTCGCCGCTCATGGTGCCGATGTACCGCGTGCTCGACGAGATTCAGCGCAGCTTCCACGACGGCGGTGACCCCTTGAAGCGCTATGCCGAAGCGGGCTACCTGCTCATCGACGACTTGGGCAAGCGCAGGCCCACGGGCTTCGTGCTCGACAGCCTGTTCCAGCTCATCGACCAGCGCTACTCGGCGATGCGCCCCACGCTGGTCACTACGCAGTACAGGCCCAGCGACCTCGTGCGCAGGCTCGCCGAGCAGGGCGACGCCGACACGGCCAAGGCCATCGTGTCGCGGCTGCGCCACGGGGCAAGGGTGGTCGAGTTCGACGGCCAGGACTGGAGGCTCGCATGATCCTGCAGGCAAGCCAGCTGCGCGGCTGGCCGAAGGAGCGCGCCGAGCTTTACGGAAAGCCACACCTCGGGGCGCGCTACACAGGCAAGCGGTCGTACGAGCTTCTGCAAGACCGCTGCTGCGTCTGCGGCAGGCGCGTACAGAGCTGCCACCACGTGGCGCACCGAAGCTGGGGGCTTGAGTTCGAGCTTGTCACGCCGAACGGCACGTGGAGCCTGCGAAGCCCGCTGTTCGCCCTGTGCGGCAGCGGCACGACCGGGTGCCACAACCAGTTCCACGGCGGCGCGGGCCTCAGGGCCGAGTGGCGCTGGCGCTCCAAGGTGTACGAGGAGGCCTGGTGGACGGGCCAACTGCTGGAAGTCTACGAGCCGCACCACCCGGGGCTGTACGAGTACGGCTATTGGGCGATAACCGACGAACACGGAAACGAAATGATCCGAGAGGGGAAATAACCATGGAAATCAAGACTTGCGAGCAGTACGTGCTCGCGCAGCTGTTCGACCAGCAGGACGAGAACGACATGCTCAACCGCGAGCTGAAGCACCGAGACGAGCGCATCGACGAGCTGACCGGGCAGATGAAGACCATCGAGGCGGTGCACGACTCGCCGATGCAGGAAGCCATCCGCAAGGCCGGGCGCGATGCGCTCATGAGCCACTGCACGGGATACGCGTGCGAGGTGACCGACGGCGAGACGTTCGAGGACTGGTGCCTTGAGAATGTGCGTAAGTACTACCTGCCCGAGGGCATCAGCGTGCTTGCGTTCATCAAGGAGTTCGAACCTGAGCTTCGCGCGGAGTACGACAAGCAGGCTGCCGAGGCGCGCGAATGATACGCATCTACGAGCGCTCGCTCTGCCAGAGCTACGCAAGCGCATACCGGCAGGGCATCGAAATCGCCACCACGGGCACCGAGGAAGAGGCGCTTTCCATCGTCGAGGCCCTGACCGACGACAGCTACCAGTGCTTCGCACTGCTGGAAGACGGAACCGTGCTCGACCTGCGGGGTCGGTTCCCCGGTTGCGTGGAGTTGGGCTGTGAGGAGGAACGCGATGGCAACCGAGATTGAGCCGCTGATCATGCCGTTCAACCCGCTTTGGGTCACCACCAGCAAGCGCGAGTATCGAGAGGCTGTGCGCAGGATGGGCGAAGAGCCGGGAGACACCAAGGGCAAGGACGGCCTCACCAGCTGCATCCCGGGCAAGGGGTGCGTGGTGTGGATCAGCCGCAAGGTGAAGGCCCCGGACCTGTACGCGCTCGCCGCCCACGAGGCGACGCATGCGGCGTGCGACATGCTTGCCAGCATCGGGGAGGACACGCCCGCCGCCGAGGAGCTGGCCTACATGGTGCAGTCCATCACGGCGGGAATCATCATCGCCTGCGAGGGCCGCAGCGATGGCTAACGCCAAGGTGTTGCGGAAAGCGCAACTGCTGCGCCTTATGGTTGACGAGTTGTGCGACAACATCGAGGCCCGAGAGGCTAGCGAGTCGTGCCTGCACACCTACGGCAGCCTCGGCTACAGCCTGGAAGACGGGCAGGGCAAGACCCAGATACAGAACGACATACGCAGGTGCAGGAGAACGCTCCTCGACCTGTGGAAGCTGATAGGAAAGGAAATCTGATGACCGACGAGAAGAAAACCGAGACCGCCAAGGAAGCCGCAACCGTGAAGAAGGCCATGATCTCGCAGCCGATGGCCGGCAAGACAGACGAGGAGATCGTGGCCATGCGCGACCTCGCCGTGGCGAAGCTGCGCCAGATGGGCTACGAGGTCGTGAACACCCTATTCACCGACGAGTGGTACAGCGACGAGGCCATGAAGGAGCGCGGCGTGGTGCAGGTTCCGCTGTGCTTCCTTGCGAAGTCGCTTGAGAACATGAGCCTGTGCCACGCGGCCTACTTCTGCAAGGGCTGGGAGGACGCCCGAGGCTGCAAGATCGAGCATGAAGCCGCCGAGGCCTACGGGTTGGAGGTGCTTTATGGAGACTAGTTTGACGCCCGACGAATTGTCCCGCGTAGCCTCGGCCTTAAAAGACGCAATCGCCTCTATCGCGGATGCTTTCACGAAAATCTTGCGCAAGGTCATCCGATGTTTCCGAAAGCTGGCGAAGCAGCTTGACCCGAAATGGCAGCGTCGAAATCGACGCGCCATTGCTCGGTCGTGCCGCAACAACCTGTATTTGAAGAGCGTTGGGAGGTGCCGGTAATGATTGACGACGCAACTCGTCACGACGTTGCTAAGCAGTTGGAGCACGACGCCGTTTACCGCGACGGTTCAACGCTTGGCGAATGGTGGGAGCGCCTTCAGTCGGTCGCATGCGACTGCGACGACTTTCCCGATCCGCGCTCCCTTTTCATGAGACTTGCCGGGCTTATTGAGCCAAACCCCATCGACGGCAGCACGTCTGACGGCTACCACACTTTCAACGAGCTTTACCATCACCGCGCCGTTCTCTTCTCCGTTATCGTTGCGGCCTTTCCTGACAAGGCTTGGAAAGCGAAGGCGCACAGCGACGGCACCATGTATGACGGGATGTTCATCGTCGGCATCAAGACTCCCGACGGACAAGCGACCTACCACTACGACATCGACCCGTACTGGGACATGTTCCGCTGCAAGGAGCTTGACCGAGCGCCAGAGTGGGACGGCCACACGCCAGAGCAAGCTATTGAGCGCATAGGCAAGTTGACCGGCCTTATCGACCGCGCGACCACGCACCTTGTCCTCGATGAAGACGGCCGCACGTGTTGCGCAAAATGCGGATGCGACTACCCATGCATGAGCAGCGCGACGTATTGCCCAGATTGCGGCGCGAAGGTCGCCAAGAATGGCTAGAGGCAGGACGAAGCGGTTTACCGAAAGCGAGCTGCGCGAGAGGCGAAACCGCCAATGGTGGGAATCCCGCGCCCGCTGCGGCTATGCGACCGTCTGCCCTCTGTGTGGCGGGTACACACTCTCGAAAACCGGCTATCACGCGGGCTGTGCCAAGAAGGCAGGGATCAAGATTCCAAGGCAGCGAATGAAGCGAGCTTTATTGACCGCCAAAGAGCGTCAGAAGATTCCCGTTGCCCGGATGGCTGGCCCGGTGGGCGCCGTTGTCCGTGACGATGGCGTGCGATTCGAGTCGGCTGGCGCGGCGGCGCTCGCGACATACGGGTATTGCGGCAGCTCGAACATCGTGAGGGCCGTCAGAACGGGATGCAAGGCCGGAGGTCATTACTGGAAACGAGCCGACGAGGAGGATAAATGACCGACCAATACGTATTCAACCCCGACATACGCGACGAGTGGAAGCCGCCTGCGCACCGCTGCGAGAACTGCGCCCACCACGAGCACGACGTTGTGCCGATCGTTCATTTCGGCGTGGACGGCAACGAGGTCGGCAGCACTACCGGCACGCGCTGCTACTGCAATCACGGAGGCAAACACTTCGTGACGGGCGACAACAACCACTGCGACTACTGGGAGGAGGCGCGATGAGCTACGACATACGCCTGTGCGACCCCGTGACGCACGAGGCGCTGCAAACCGACGTGCCTCACGACATGCGTGGCGGCACCTACGCCATGGGCGGCACTACCGGTCTCTGGCTGAACGTCACCTACAACTACGGCAAGCACTACTACCGCGTGCTCGGCGACAAGGGCATCCGCACCATCTACGGCATGACGGGCGCGGAGTCCATCCCCGTGCTCGAAGCGGCAGCGGCCAAGCTGTCCGACGAGGTTTCGGACGACTACTGGGAGGCCACCGAGGGCAACGCCAAGCGGGCGCTGCTGCAACTGCTGGCGATGGCGAGGATGCGCCCCGACGGCGTATGGGACGGTGATTGATATGGAGGCGACGAAGATGAAGACGGCCATGATCATCCAGCCGATGAACGGGCTTTCCGAAGAGCAGATACTGTACGCGCGAGCCGATGCCATCAAATGGCTTGAGGGCAATGGGTATGCGGTGGCCGATACGTATTTCCGAGATGGCTTGATCGTTCCTCCCGGCGTGAAAAACGTTCCGCTGTACTACCTGGCGCGAAGCCTTCAATTCATGGCCAGCTGCGACGCCGTGTATCTGTGCGAGGGCTGGGAGAATGCACGCGGGTGCAAGATCGAGCATGCCGCTGCCATCGCCTACGGTCTTGAGATCCATGGCTACGAACTTACGTGCTGCGGTGATGCCTCGTGAGTATGGCGGACTACGAGCCGCACAGCGGCTGGAACCTGCCGCCAGGCTGCTACGAGGGAGACCCGAACGCGCCGTGGAACCAGGAGGAGCCGGAGCCGTGCTACGAGTGCAGGTGGTTCAATCCCGCCGATGGCGACGACGGCGTGTGCGGCCTTGAGCTTGAGGCCGCGATCGCCAACGAGGAGCTTGCGGGCGCGAGCATGGCGGACACGGCCAACAAGTCCGTTGACTGGGCGCTCGACCATCTGAGGGACGGGGGCGAGATCGCTTGCGAGCACTTCAAGCCCTAGCCGCGCTCGTCGTGGCGCTGCTGCTGGCGGTGCTGGCCCTTGAGTTCTACGCGATCCGCATGCTGGCGGCGGGGCTGGTGGTTCTGGCCCTGCTCGCCTGCGGGTAGGAGGTGGCAGATTGACAAACTGGGAACGCTACTTCGGTTCGCCCGAGGCCGCCATGCGCATGGGTGTGCGCATGATGACGTGGCCGCTGCTCATAGTCGTGGACGAGGTCGACCCGCACACGAGGTGCGCGAAGCACTCGCGCCGCGTCGGCGAGTTCGCGTCCTTCGAGGAGTACGCGGCGTGGCTGCATGCCGAATACGACGACGGAACGATAAGGTGGGACGAATAAGCCGCCCGGGATGCAACCGGGGATGCCTGCTCATAATAGCGGCATCCCTGCTAATAGACGGATTGACGCTGTGGGCGGCGGTATCGCTGGCCCGCATGATCATTGGAGGATGACATGGGATACAAGAAGTTAATGGATGCAGCCGGTGCTGTCGTGTCCATGCTCGTGATGCTCTTCCTGGTGCTGCTCGTGTGCTACGGCATCGTGTGGTGCATCGGCGGGATAGCGGCGATGCTGGCATGAGCGGCAACCCGCGCAACCGCAACGGCAACGCAAGGCGCAAGCTGAGAGCGAGGCTGAGGGCAGAGGGAAGGCCGTGCCACATATGCGGCCAGCCGATAGACTACAGCCTGCCGAGCGGCGACCCGTGGAGCTTCGAGGTGGACGAGCTGCTGCCCGTGTCGAGGGGAGGCAGCCCGCTGGACTACTCCAACGTGGATGCAGCCCACAGGATTTGCAACCAGCGGCGCGGCAACAGGATGCCGGGCGACGCCAAGCAGTACCAGATACGCCGCACGCGGCTGTTCTGAGGGAAAACATAGCAATGCACCAATAGGGGCGCGGTCGTTTCGGCGGTCGCGCCCTTTCTTTTGGCCCCAAGCGCCGAAGCCGCCGAAAAGAGGCGGGGCGGTCGCCCCTCCCCCGGGTCGGAAGGCCACTCCGGCCGCCTAGGGCCGATTTCCCCCCGCCCGTTCCGAACGATTTCGCTATCTCACGCCGCCATTACGATTCCCCGCGAAGAAGGAGGGAATCATGGCCGAGAACATCGAGATGCCGCCGGAAGTGGCTAGCGACCCCGTGCAAGCCGCCATCTGGGAGCAGCTGACCGCGAGGCGCACGTTCGCGCAGGAGGATGCGCCGACGCTGGCGCTGCTCTGCTACTGGCACGCCGTGGCGAACCAGGCACGCGAGGCCATGGCCCTCGAGGGCAACGAGATCGAAATACTCGACGCCACCGCATACAAGCCGATCAGGGGCAAGGGCGGCAAGCGGCTCAAGATGATGCGCAAGAATCCGGCGCTGACCGTGCTGAAGGAGGCCAGCACCGAGATCAGGGCGCTGTCGGACCAGCTCGGCCTGTCCAAGTCGGCCCGCAACGTCACGGTGCAGCAGGCGCGACCCGCGAGCGCCCACGGCAAGCTGCTCACGCTCATGTTCGATGACCGCGAGGCGCGTGCCAAGGCGGCAGGCGCGTGATGCAGGCGAGGCAGACCCCGACATACGAGGCAAACATCCCGGAAAGGCTCGACGGGGACGGCCCCATGGCGGCAGAACTGGCATCCGCGTACTTCGGCGACCCGCTGCCGTGGCAGCCGCACCTGCTCGACGCCATGCTCGCCCGCGATGGACGCGACAAGTATCTGCTGCGCTCGATCGGCATATCCATCCCGCGACAGAACGGCAAGAGCTGGGACGTTCGCGCCCGCTGCTTCCACGGCGCCATCAACGGCGAGAAGATTCTGTACACATGCCAGCACGGCGACACCTCAGACCAGATGTTCCAGGAGCTTTCAAGGCCATTCGAGGACGAGGACGAGCCTGAGCTTAACGCCCTGCTGCTCGCCGTGCGCAAGACCAACGGCCAGCAGGCCATCAAGCTCAAGAACGGCGGCCTTATCCGCTTCACCACGCGCACCGACTCGCTGGCGCGAGGCAAGACCTACGACGTGCTCATTTACGACGAAGCACAGGAGCTTACGGCCAAGCAGCAGGCGGCTTCTCTGCCCGCCATCTCGGCAGGGTCGAAGCACAACCCGCAGACGATCTACCTGGGCACGCCGCCAGGCCCCGACAACGTTGGCACGGTGTTCCGCGACCTCCACGAGGACGTTCACAACGGCAGGTCTGAGATGGGATGGATCGAGTGGGGCGCTACAGAGATCGGCGACGTGCACGACGAGTCGCGATGGTTCGAGTACAACCCGTCTCTCGGCACAATCCTCGACATAGAGGCCGTACGCGGCGAGTCCGAGCAGATGCAGCCCGACGTCTTCGCGCGTGAGCGCCTTGGCTGGTGGAGCCCAATCGGAGGAGCCGACTCATACGCGCTTTCGAGCGCCAAGTGGAAGGCGTGCGAGGCGGCGGGGCCGATGCAGGAAGGCAAGCTCGCGTTCGGCGTGAAGTTCTCGCCCGACGGGTCGCGCGTTGCCGTGTCCTGGGCGAAGGCAGAGCGCGGTGCCGGCTCCTACGTCGAGCTTTACGACCTCATGGGCGCTGAGGGCGGCACTGTCGGCATATCCGACATGCTGCTGCGCAACCGCGAGGAGATCGCGTGCGTCTGCATCGACGGAAAGAGCGGAGCGGACGCGCTGAAGCAGCGACTTCTGGACGGCAGGATGCCGAAGTCGGCGATCGTCATGGGCAGCACCGCGATCGTGCAGGCCGCCGCGACGATGCTGGCCGACGAGGTCAACGCCGGGACGACGAGCCACATCGAATCGCCCGCGTTGGACGATTCCGCAACGAAGTCGATCAAGCGCGACATCGGGCGCGACGGCTGGGGCTTCGGCGACGGCCCCGACTCTTCGTCAGCGCCGATCGAGAGCGCATCGCTGGCCCTATGGGCGGCGAGGACAACCAAGAGAGACCCGAGACGTAAACAGGAGGCAAGCTTCTGATGGCAGCAGTGAACATGGAACTGGCCGGACAGGTCGCGGCGGCGGAAGGCCTGCGACACGAGGACAAGGCGCTCGTGCGCGAGCTTATGGACACGTGGCGCACCCACCGATCCCGCAACATGTTGCGGGAGGACTACTACCTCGGACACGTCGGCGTCAAAGACCTAGGCATCGCCATGCCGAAAGCCCTCGCCAAGAAGATCAACCCGCGCGTTGACTGGCCCAAGAAGGCGGTGCACGCCCTGGCAGATCGCTCGGTGTTCAACGGCTTCACTGCCGACGACGATGCCGTTACCATGCGGCTGCGCGACATATGTGCCGACAACCAGCTCGAAGCTCTCTACCGCAAGAACCTTATCGGTGAGCTGAAGCACTGCTGCGGCTTCTGGACTGTCACGGACGGCGGCGGCAAGCCAATCATCTCCGCGTACCCGGCAACCGCAGCGGCGGCAATCTGGGATGACGCGCAGAAGCGCATCAAGGCCGGTCTCGTTGTGGCCGAGTCGAAGAAGATGCCAGGTGACACCGAGCGCGTGCCGACCGTCGTGCACCTGCTCACAGAAGACGCGCTGGTGGTGCTTACGCGCGGCAGCGGCCACTGGGTGGCCGACTACATGGAGCATGGCATGGGTCGCTGTCTCATGGAGCCTATGCCCTACGATGCCACGCTTGAGCGACCGTTCGGCTCCTCGCGCATCAGCCGTTCGGTCATGAGCATCACAGACGACGCCATACGCCAACGCGCCCGCATGGAGGTGGCGTCTGAGGCCGCGACGCTGCCGCAGACCTGGCTGCTCGGCACATACAAGAAGATGATCAACGGGCAGAACAAGTACGACGCGTCGATGGGGGCGGTCAACGAGATCACCAAAGACCCTGACGGAGACTCGCCGACCGTGTGGCAGTCGGCCCAGTTGCAGATGGCGCCGCTCACCGAGTACCTGCGCCAGCTAGCATGCCAAATGTCGGCGGTCACCAATGTTCCGGTGTCTTTCTTCGGCGTGAGCAACGACAACCCATCCTCTTCGGATGCCATCGCTGCATCGCTCGAACCGCTCGTGATCGATGCGAAGAACCTCAACCGCGAGAATGGCAACGCTTTGCGCAACGTGGCCTACATGGCGCTCGCTGTGGCGAACGGCACGGATTACGAGACCGAGCGCGATGCCGGCTACAACCTCAACCCGCGCTTCATGTCCCCGGCCTACCCGTCAATCGTGAGCCTGTCCGACGCCGCATTGAAGCAGGTGCAGGGTCTGCCGAAGCTCGCCAACTCCGACGTGATGCTCGAAATGCTCGACTACACAGACGAGCAGATCCAGCGCATCAACAGCGACAACAAGAAGGCACAGGCGAGCGCTGCCGTGGCCTCGCTGTTCGAGCCGAAGGAGGGCGAGGATGGCGGAGATACCTCGCAGCCTGCTTAACGAGCTTACGGACGAGATCAACGCGCTATCTGGAATGGCGCAGCGCCAAGCCGGCGACGCGCTCACCCGCTTGGTGGCCGACTGGGAGGCGAGCGGGAACGGCGACATAGCGGCGCTGCGAGAGGCGGCCTACGAGGTGATCGAGACGGCTTGCGGCTACTACGCCGACACCGTTGCGGCTGGCCGCGCCGCCGAGTTCTACGACGCCGTGCGCAAGGCGCAGGAAGCGCCCGGAAAGTACGCCGCCGTCGCCGAGTCGCTGCGCGACCCCCAGGCGACGTACGGCTCGGTGAAAGCGTTCATGGCAAGCGTGGTGAAGCAGGGAGCCACCGACATGTTCGTTGCCGCGTGCGTTCGCCGCCTCGACGCAGAGATCCGCAAGGCCGCGAACATGTGCGTGGCGCACAACGTCTCCAAAGACCCGGCGAAACCGAGGTACGCACGCGTGCCGTCTGGCGAGACGTGCGGTTTCTGCCTCATGCTCTCCTCGTTCGGCTTCAACTACAAGACAAAGGAGGCCGCAAGCCACTCGCACCCAAAGTGCGACTGCCGCGTCGTGCCGAGCTTCGGCAAGGGATCAAAGGTCAAGGGCTACGACCCCGACGGCATGTACGACAGGTTCAACGAGTGCCTTGACACATTGGGCGGTCGCAACGGGCTGTGGGCGGAATGGGACGCCATGCCCGACGCGGAGCGAGAGGCGTACATCAAGGCCCACGGAAACAAGGCCGGCAAGGCTTTCGACAAGTACGTGAACAAGCGCATGGTCGAGGAGATCGAACTGCGCGATCCGAAGTGGTACGCATCGGGAGAACATTCCGGCATCGAGTTTACGGACTCCGCCGTGAAAGGCGAGAAGCTAAAGCGCTGGAAGAAAGACCCCGGCGAAAGAATTACCGCCGAGAAGTTGAACGCGCTTGGCTATAAGGCGGAGTTCTGGGAAGACGAATCGCATCTGACAGCACCGAACTCCGATGGGAAGACAACGATTAGCCGAGCGGATTTATCAACGGGTATCGAAATCAAGACGATCTACGGAGCTGGGTCTGAGAACACGTTCAAGTCTCACATCAAGTCAATACCCGGCAAGAATGGCGTGAAGCTCACCGTCGTCGACGTGAGCGAGAACGAAAAGGTGACGGACGAGCAGGCGATAAAGTGGATCAGCAAGTACATGGCCCGCTATCACATCAGCGAGGTCAGGATGCTCGGGCACGATGGGAAACTCCTGCAAATAAATAAATAGCCAGCGGCTGCATGTCTCTATAGGTGAGTCAAACAACCCGCTGGCTAACCAGATTATAACCGCAAAAAACAGCAAGGGCCACCTACAGGTGGCCTTTTTCATGCCGAATCTCACGCTCCTTGATTATCAACTTTATCCGAACACCTCCCACATTCATCCGCTCATGTGCGGTTGAATGTGGGAACCCGGTACCCTGAGGGCCGGATCGGCCGGCCCCGGGAGATCGGAGGACGGCATGTCCGGAAAGAAGAAGAGCGGCTCCGCA